GACGCGTTCATAAATAACAATTCCGGGCACTCTACTGCCAGTGTTATGGACCAAATCATGATATTTTGCATGAGAGAACTTCCCTCCGCGACGCTATCTTACACGGTGCCGACGATATCTGATAATATATTAAGGTTTTCCGGCGGTTCATGTGACCGGGTTGGACTGCACATAAGAACTATGGACCAATCAGATTCTCTAAAATTGATAGAGGGAAAAATTGACGCCATATCGGACATATTTAAAAATCCGTTTGTGTACGTGTGTTCTAACAGTACGGCGGTGCGAAAACATTTAAAACGGGTATATGGAGCTATGGTACATAGTCCAAGACACCCAAACATAAGTTATCAATATGGAACATTTAAATGGGACAAGAATATAACGGAGACTCAACTACTGGAAAATTTCGAGGATACTCTCGTGGATATGTACAATTTGTCAATGTGCTCTAAATTGTATAGTGCCAGCGAATGGGGAAGACCAACCAATTTCTTGTTCTACGCAAAATCGCACAATAGAAATCTCGAAATAATAACTCTATGAATTGTACATCAACCGAATATTATGGGGGAACTGCTCTATATAACGCGGACGAAAAGCTAGTCACGTGGATTAGATACGCGGGATTTTTTTCAAATGTTACCGTGATGATGCACTATCTGTGCGATTTAAAGTTGCAAGGACACTACCCAGATAAAATATCCACGTGGTTAACCGAATATAAAAATCTTAACATCTACGATGGAATTTTTTATATAGATAAAAATAAAATAGAAGACTGGAAAACTCTGGATGCAGAGCGAGTGAGACGGTTTAGGCACGGCACCGGAGTGAATCTTTATGGTTTTGGTACATCTAAAGTCCAAATAGATATAGGGGTGGTCAAATGCTTGATGAGTGCGTATTTCAACGTCGCATCAAATGTATTGACCCGAGCAACCGAGTTGCAACAGGGCGCTAGCATTGATGTTTCGGCTGATACTTTTACGTGGTGGAGAAAAACCGACAAAGTTAACGAGATAACTTGGTATAGACACGACGCCAAGTATCCATCCGTGGAACAGTTGTGGGGAATTATTGGACAGGACTCACGAGTACACTTACAAACCGACGACATTGATGTTTATAATTACTTTGAAGATAAACACAACGTTTGTCGATTGAATATTCTTCCGATTGGGCACGACAAAAAATCGGGATTTCACGTCGAAACTAAAGATATTTCACCAGAAAAATTCACCGAAATATATGGTAAAGATTTCTATGAATACACGACAAACTTAGTTGCGCTAACTGTGGTTGCTTCTCGGTGTTTAAAGTTCGTTGGATACCCCGGAAATATTTCAATGTTCGTATGTCTGTTGCGCGGCGGATTTGATAATGTAGTATTCTTCAAGGACGATAGAGATTTTTTCTGAGTATGAACCTGCGTATATCATTTAATCCATATCAATCAAACTGGTATGTTGGGGAGCTATATAAGAAATTCTTCTCGGTCGTTTCTGCAATACACGACGTAGAATATATTCCAATGGAAGAACTTGCAAAAATTCACGGGGAGCCTCTGGATTATCAGGGAAGGCTTCCGTCGATATTCAACATATATAATTTAATCATACAAAATAAAGATACTGAAAAAACATTCGTTCACAGTCTTAATGATTACGCCACCGTGATGTTAGAACATTACTCCGCGTTACGTAAGCTCAACGTCGTTTCGTTTGCGTGTACGTCCAATTTAACCGACGCATTCTCCGAGACATATTCGGGCAAAATAAAAATACTTCCGTCGTTTTATATATTGGAAAATTGGGATGATATTCCCAAGTTGTTGGCAACCAGAAATAGAGAAAAATCCATATCTCGTGCTTATTTCAACGGACTTTGTTATGGAAACCGAGCCATATATTATAACATACTAAAGTCGAACCAGTTAATAAATTTCAATAACAAAAATGACCCGTCCGAATATGTACCAAAAGATTTATATTATAACACGCTCGCTGACTATAAATTCGGCCTCAGTTTAAACGGGGCTGCACGCATATGTTATCGAGACTTGGAATATTTTGGAGGAGGGGTGTTAAATTTACGAGAAGCTCTTGATGTGCAAACTATAATCCCACTCAAGCCCGATGTGCATTTTAAAATTATATTAGACGATGACATACAGTCTAAAATACACAATCCGGGAGAATATAAATATATCTCAGACAAAATAACTTCTAAAATTAATGACATCACGGTTGAAGAGATTTGTTATATTAAATCGGAGGCCGCTGCTTGGTTCGATTCCTGTGCCACACCAGACGCACAAGTAAAAATATTACTGGACTTTATTTTAAAATCCGATATATCTTAATACATGAATACAACACTAGTGACTGCCCTCTTCGATTTAAAACGTGGCGAAATGGACACCGGGTTCAAGCGCCCGTTTTCTCAATATTTGGAAAATTTTGAAAGATTACTACGAGCCTGCAAAGACATTCCCATGTTGGTATATGTTGACAGGAGCACGGAAGAGTTTGTCCGGAAAGTGAGAGAGGGTTCCGTTGGTACAGACATAAGATTTAAATCTACCGACGACTTTAAAACTTGGTTTCCTTTTTACGATAAAGTGAATGCGATACGAACGGACCCAAAATGGTCCGGACAAGTTGGCTGGCTCTCGGAGTCAACTCAAGCCAAGTTAGAATTATATAATCCGTTGGTTATGAGTAAAATGTTCATGTTGAACGACGCGGCCATTTTTAATCCATTTAATACCGATAATTACTGTTGGATTGATGCGGGGTTGACACAGACAGTACATCCGGGATATTTCAGCCACGATTTCGCCATGTCAAAAATCGAGCCTATGTTGGATAAGTTTCTTTTTGTTTGTTATCCATACGAGACTACCACAGAAATCCACGGATTCTCAATAGCCGGAATGAACAAATATGCTGGACAGCGTGTTGACAGAGTTGCGCGTGGAGGATTTTTTGGTGGGAATAAGAAATACATATCCCAAGTAAATTCTATATATTATAATTTACTGAATAATACACTTAGCGACGGATTCATGGGAACCGAGGAGAGTATATTCACACTGATAACATATCTACATCCGGAGCTTGTGAATGTTGAAACCATTGGCGGTGACGGGTTGATGGGTACATTTTTTGAGCGTGCGAAAAAACTTCCGATACCAAAACAAGAAATCAACATACTAAAATCGGGAGTTCCCGAAAATGTTGAATATCACCAGACCGAGTCGGAGGTTGTGATGAATCGAAGTGGAGTCGGGACCAACTTATATGTTGTCACTTTTAATTCTCCTCCGCAATTACAATTGCTGTTAGACACAATAGTTAAATCGAATCCGGAACTTTTGGTCAATACTAATAAGTATCTAATCAATAACAGTGTGGACGAATCCACCGATTTGGAATACAATAGAATTTGTGAAAAATACTCTTTCGAACAAATTAAAAAGGGAAATATGGGAATCTGTGGAGCTAGACTTTGGGCCGCAAAGCACTTCAATGCAAGTACATCTAAATATATGGTGTGGTTCGAGGACGACATGTTGATGGAGTCTGAAATTAAGGTTTGTAGAAATGGGCTCGTTATGCACGTTGATAACTGGTTAGATAAATGCCAGAAAATAATAGAAGAAGAAAAGTTGGACTACATAAAAATCTCATTCAGCGAATTCTTCGGGGACCACCACAAGCAATGGTCTTGGCACAACGTTCCAGAACAAGTCAAAAAGAAATATTTTCCGGATGGTAAACATAGATTGACGTGGAAGGAATCTGGTTGTCTCGAACATCTTAGCTATTTGATTGGGGACGTATATTTCTCCAATTGGCCCAGTGTTATGACCAAAGCGGGAAATTATAAACTATTCTTAGAGACCGAGTATGCGAGTCCCTTTGAACAGACCATCATGAGTCATGGATTCCAGCTTATAAAAAAAGGAAGAATCCGGTCCGCAGTACTTATGGCGTCATTGGTAAATCACAATCGAGTTTTTCATTATGCTAAAGAGATACGCAAGGAATGTTGATATTATAGATTGACAGTGTTTATTCTAACAGTATAGTTGTTGGATAGGCGGTATCCTACGCCTTTCTTAATATGAAAAATAAACTAAACACAAAATCAGAATTAACCGAATCCGAAATCCAGAGTAATTACGAATATTTTATAGAATTTCTCAATCAAAGTTTCACTGGGGATAGGCTGGTCAAATTACTTGCAATGTATTCCGACGAGAATTTGGGATTACAATTGGCAACGGCCCCCGCATCAACGAGGCTTCAATTCCACTGCGCGTGGGCTGGCGGATACCTGCAACATGTAATGCATGTGGAGAAGGCGTCTCGGGGAACCCAGAAATTATATGCCGGTATCGGAGGTGCGGTCGATTTCACGGAAGAGGAGCGGATATTTTCCGCGCTTCATCACGATTTGGGTAAACTCGGCGACGAGACCGGCCCTCAATATATTTACAATGATAGTAAATGGCACATAGAAAATCGTGGTGAGGTGTACAAGCTAAACCCGGATATTCAGTTTATGCGAGTGCCGGACAGAGCCTTATATTTGCTACAAAAATATGGAGTCACATATAACACCAAGGAAATGTTAGCCATAAAGTTATCGGATGGACTATACGACGACTCAGCTAAAGATTATTATAAAAATTACGATGTAGAAAAGGGACTAAAAACCAGCCTGCCGTATGTTATTCACGTCGCTGACTTGTTGGCATGTCGCGCCGAGCACGACGAGTGGAAGGCATCGAATGCCCAAGGAACTGCCGAAAAAATGTAATCCGAAAAGACTTGACCTTTACCAATAATTTGGTAGAGTTGTATCTCGTAAATGTTACATAGGTGTTCATGCCTTTCATGAAATGGTGGAGGGTAGCTGATTCAGCCACCCCTAAAAAGACCCCCGAGAAATCGGGGGTCTTTTATTTCATATATACAATACTTATATATTCGCACATATGAAGATATTAAATAAAGAAATAGGCTTTCAGGAAATTCTTGGAATTACTGCATTATTCGTGGCCGTAATTGCTGGATTTTTTAGCGTGATGGGCATAGGAATGCTATTTTCCGGCGCTTATGTATCATCAATGATTATGGCAACTTCTCTGGAATTGGGGAAGGTGGTGGCCACTTCTTTTTTATATAGATACTGGAAAAAAATTACATCGGCGTTGAAGGTTTACATGACCATTGCGGTACTCGTCCTCATGGTTATAACCTCTTTGGGAGTATTTGGATGGCTTTCATCGGCTTATCAATCGTCTGCCTTAGAATACGAAATAGCACAGCAAAGAACAGCGGCTTTGGTAGAACAGAAATCCACGATACAATCAGAACTTGGTATGGCAAAACAAAGAGTCGATTTAATGTTAAGTATAAGAACTGACCAAGAGAAGCGCATGAATGAGGCATTGAGCAATCCTATTTTATCAAGAAATCCCACCCAGTTGAGGCAGGTTCAGGAACAAAACATAGATATGATAAAGCGAACTGACTCGGATTTGACCGAGGAAAAGAAAAAGTATAGCGATATTTCAAACAAGCTCTCTGATGCCGAGGTTAGAATTATAGAATCGAAGACAAATTCCGCGAAAACTAAAGATATTATAACTTTCAAGTTCGTTGCCGATGCACTAGGATTAGATTTGAACACGACGGTAAAATGGTTTATAATAGTTATTATAATTGTATTTGACCCTCTGGCTATTAGTTTGATTTTGGCATACAATGTGGCTATGTCGAATAAAAAAGAAGACCCAATTGAAGTTGCGACAGAACCACTTCCAACATCTACGGAAGTCGTTTTGCCACCAAAAAAAGAAATTGAACGCCAATCGGAAATCGAGCCCGACCCAATCATTGTAGAAAAGAAAGAGGAGGAAACTATAAATCCCCCAGTTCCTCCTCCGCCACCATCTCCTGTAAAACCCCACGGTCCATTTAATAGAGACCACGATGTTTTAAACAAATAATAGAAGAATTTTGTTTAATATATATTGACAAAATAAAACATATCTATATATATGTGAGTCGTATATACGATTATACATATAAATATGAGTTATAAAATTGTTAAAAATAGAGATTATCTCCACAAGAAAACGACTCCGGTATTAACCGTTGAAGAGGGGCAAGAAATTGCCAACAAATTAATAGAAACACTACAGACGGGCCTTCCAAATTCCGGAAATTCTCTTGGATTATCGGCCAACCAGATTGGTATAAATAAAAGTGTATGTGTAGTTACAGTCAGAAAAGATGCGCCACCCTTGGTATTGATGAACCCGGTAATATCAGAGGCAAGCAAGGAGAAAATAATTTATCTAGAGGGGTGTTTGAGTTTACCGGGAAAGCGTACCTCAACGTTGCGAAGTATTAAATTTTTAGTTACCACCCTAAACCACGCGAACCCCATACCGTTTGGTCCAGACAAAGAGCCACTAGACTCATCTACGATTGGGGCCGATTACGGGATTCTTGAGGCCGTTTGCGTTCAACATGAGATAGACCACTTAAACGGGGTGTTGATGACGGACGACGGTGTTCGGTTCACTCCCCCACAACCAAAAACTATAAAATATGGAAGAAATTCCAAAGTAATGGTAGAAAAAGATGGAGAGAGTCAATACATAAAGTATAAGTCCGCTCTGAATTTAATCAAAACTGGATGGAAAATAATATGAACATTAATCCCGACAACCTCGAAGAAATTAAAGAATTGCTAGAACATGCACTCGACCGCAGAAGCTGGCCAGCAGTTGAAGATGCATTGGAAATTTTGCGAGATGAGCTAGGTTACGAAGGCAAAGAATCAGACGAAGAATTAGAATAATATGATAATACTAATAACATCATTGATGATTTTATTTTTTATTTCAACCTGTGTGTTGGGATATGCGTGCTATAATATGGTGAAAAAAATAGAAATTCACGAAGAGTGGATTTCCGATTTTCGCGAAGAAATAGCAAACGTTTATAAGGAGCTTAAGATGGTGGACGATAAAAATTTGTTTGACCACGATGACGACGTTGGGTTTGTGTTCTCCGAGATTGTACGGGTGACCACAGAATTTAATGAAAAAATAAAATGAAAAAAAACAAAAAAATATCCAAGCAAAAGCCGTCACCTAAGCCAAAAAAGTTAAAGCGGGCCAAGAGTGAAACTATTGCACCAACGTCCGTTTCATACGATACCAAACTGAGTAGACCGCGTGGAAGACCAAAGGGAAAGAAAAAAACTGATGCCACTGTTGGCGATGTCCCGGAGAAGAAGGTATCCAATGTCTATTTCACCTCCGATACCGAGGCGGCAATTGTCAAATACAACGAAACCGAAGACAGTAAAGAAAAAGACCGAATTTATAATAATGAAATACAGGGTGCATTCAGCAAAATTGCCGAAAATGTTTATAATACATTCAAATTCAGCTATGCGGATGTATCTCCACTAGAAATTCAGAAGCAGGCAATCTCTCATATGGTAGCAAACATAGGCAAATATGAAAAGGGTAAAGGAAAAGCTTTCAGTTATTTTAGTATAGTTGCAAAACATTGGTTCATCCTAGACAATAACACCACATATAGAAGATTCAAGAAACATGTTGAGATATGTGAACAAACAGGAGAGTCCGGGGAATTTGTGGTTGAACCAGAACATGAGAAGCAAGAGAGTGAAACCCGAGAATTTATAAAATTGATGGTAGAATTTTGGGACAAAAACGTTGGTAATTATTTCAATAAAGATCGGGATTTAAAAATCGCCAACGCGGTGGTGGAAATTTTCCGGAATGCCGACAGAATCGACGTATTCAATAAAAAGGCATTATATCTATATATACGGGAAATAGCGGACTGCCAAACCCAACATATAACCAAAGTGGTAAACAAGATGAAAAATACCCAACAGCAAATAACAGAAGAATACCTAAACCGTGGCGCTATAAGCCTCTAAATATTGTATATCCGGGCTATTTATAATATATGAATGAAGAATTCGAAATATATAAAGGAAAAAACTTCTCTGGTCTGTGTAAGGACATCGTAACAAACTCACAAGAGAAACGAGACCAATTGGAAATTATGGTCTCGGATTTGCGTCAAATGATAAAAACTCTCAATGATGCTATAACAATAATCCCACTTCTAAAAGAATATTTAGATTTGGGTATTAGAAATGACGACCAACTACTAAAATTGGCCGCGATTGTACAAAGAATGATGGCAGACAAAGGCGGGCCGGAGACCGGTGGCGAGGCTCTCACGGAAGAAGAACGCAAGCAATTAATGTCGGCGGTGGAGGAAGCGACGAAGACCGTCCCCAAGCCGGTGGTATTTAACACGGAACAATAATGTGGACACACACAGAGCATCGAAGTGAGCTTAATTTAAAACAGGACGACCGTATGGCGTCCCGAAGATTTACGATTGAACGCAAGCCGGATTCTTCGTATTTTTATGAGTTAGAAGAAGCTGTGGTATTGGATATTATACTGGATGAATCTCACCCGGAATTTTCTTCTAGCGAACTTAATCCAAACGATTGGCCTCCAAATATAGACGGGTCCAAGCCCGTAGCTGGCGATAAAAATTACGGAGTTCTGGGGAAAGTAAAATTTAGATTTTTAAACAGTGAGCGTGGTAAAAGCAAAGAAGAATTGAACTGGGCGACACCAATTGAAAACACCGGAGTTTCGGAGTTCCCTTTGATGAACGAAATCGTAATCATAGCTAAATATTTAAATAAATATTATTATTCAAAAAAACTAAATTTCAAATCCGTGGTGAATTCAAACGCATCATTTATTACCGAAAGAGTTGCCGGATATGTTGAATCAAATTTAAATGAATATACGGGAAAGAAAAATTCTGGGCCTACATCAAAAATGAATTTTGACGGGGGAGCAAATTACGAGGGGGTACTGGGAAATTATTTTAAATTCAATCCTAACATCAGAGCATTGAAACGTTACGAGGGAGATACAATATTAGAGTCTAGATTCGGGTCATCCATACGAATCGGCGCATACGACGGCACGAGAAAAAACGACACTGGCTTGGGTGAGTATAGTGAAGGTGGGGGAAATCCAATGGTGTTGATAAGAAATCGACAATCCCCAATAAAGGGGACGCCCGGATTTACCGCGAAGGGATACACGGCAGAAGACATAAATTCGGACGGCTCGTCGATGCATTTTACATCCGGAAAGACCATATCCACATTTAATCCTACCACAAATACTCCTTTTATAAGTGGAATACTCGGGTTTAAAATTCCTAAATTGGATGGAGACCAAATAGTAATAAACAGCGATAGATTGATATTTTCGTCCAAGGTAAACGAAACTCTATTTTTTTCCAAGAAAAGCATGTGCATGGCATCGGATGAAGAATTTATAGTTACATGCAAAAAAAAGATGACATTGACTAGCGTGAAAACTGCCACAATCAATGCACCAAAAATATATTTAGGAGACCATGGTAAACCATACGAACCGGCGTTGCTTGGAAGAACAACTGTGGCTTGGATGGATAAAATGGTAGACTGGATGTTGTTGAATGTTAATACACAAATTCAAACATTAACGACCTTAATAGCTTTTGCTGAATTGCACGTACATCTTGGAAATTTGGCAAAACCTACCTCGCCTCCTATTCCACTTGTAACTGCGGTTCAAATTGCTCTGTGGGTTGAACAACTGACATCACTGAAGGCGTCCCAGTTAAGTCTGCTTGCCCACCAGTCGCAGTTGAGTTCATTGATGAGTAGCAGAGTATTTGTGTCGGGGGGAGTAGATTAATATGCCACTGAATATAAATATACCTACAATAAAAGCTCCAACAATTGGGGCGGGAATTTCCACGCCTCAAAATTTATCTCTTGGTGCAATCACTAAATCAACAACTTCGCTCACCGGTCTAAGTGTACCAACCGCATTCAACGTTCCCACATCTACCTCGGGTGTGGCGTCATCTCTTGGTATAAACACTAACATGTCAACCGGACAAGCATTCCAGACGCTTGGAGTTAATCCTTCTTTAAGTGGACTTGGATTTAATGCCCAGCTTCCTTCTATAGCCGGGTCGCTTAATTTGTCATCTTTAAAGCTGCCACAAATTCCACAAATTCCGGGACTTGGTCCAATAGGAATAAGTTTAGGAGCAGGACCAAAATTTTTGGCGGAAACTCTTATTAAATATAAAACTATAATTCCTCCGTTTGTGCCGGGGTTAAAAATAAATATGGCAATGGCCGGGGCGGCGATATCAATATTAAAAGCGGTGTCTGGTGGGAATATTGGAGCATTGGCAACATCTCTTTTAGAAGATTTGAAAGAATCTACTGGCGTATCCGCCATACAAGACCAAGTTCAATCCCAAGTAGACCAAGTTAAAGAAATTACTCCGTTGGCCGGATTAGAAGAACAATATAATAATTTACAGTCCAGTTTACAAACTACAACTCAGGAAGCTTCCGGAGAAATTCAGTCGGCAACGGACATTACACAAGCATCGCCCACATTTTTGAGCAATTCTTCTGTGACATTTGGTGCACCGACCGGAAGCAGTGCTTGATAATTGTGTCAATTACATTATATTTATATAAGGAACCATATATATGAAAAAGTCAGAACTAGTCGAAATAATCAGAACGGTCGTCCGGGAAGAAATAGAAACCTCTCTCCCCCAGTTTCTCATGGAAGTTTTAGCCGAAAAAATTTCCACCCAATCTATGTTGGGAGAAGTTAAAAAATCGCCAATTGTACCATCAACCAAGCCAAGAAGTGTGGCTCCAACCATAGCAAAACCAGCCCCGGTCCGTACATATGCCAAAGACCCGGTGTTGAATGCAATTCTAAACGAGACTGTTGGTGGCGTTCCGCAGGAGGCAGAAGTGTCGGGCGGCTCAATGTTGGATACCATAAAGAATCTATCCCCGGAGGTATTAAGCGAAAATAAGGAAGTTGCCGCCGTGGCCACCGCAATGACACGAGATTATTCACAATTAGTTAAAGCGTTTAGTAAGCCAAGAAACAAATAATGGCAACATTTGCACAGCCTTTTGGAGTGACTTTGCCCATAACTCGTGGGAATCAAGGATATTTTAATCAAAGCTATAGTGCGTTGGATCAAATTAAATCTAATCTAAATTTACTTTTGCGGACAAAAAAGGGAGAGCGGCGTATGAGTCCCGAATTTGGTTCTGGTTTATGGTCAATCTTGTTCGAAAATTCCACGGACGATCTTATTCCTATAATAGAAGGTACCATACGCAGAGACATATCCAAATGGATGGGATATGTGACAGTAAATTCGGTCTCTATTTCCGGTAATTCCGACAACGAGAATTATAATAAAATATCAGTTAACGTGTCGTTTACCGTTCCGTCCATTGGGATATCGGATGAACAAACTTTAACTGTGGCAATGAACACAAATAATATATGATTCTAGATACACCGAAATCTTTCCAACCCGGCAAAAAAGACGTAAAATATCTTAGCAAGGACTTTGGTCAATTGAAGCAATCGTTGACCGACTTTGCCAAGACATACTATCCAAACACATACAAAGATTTTAGCGATGCATCTCCGGGAATGATGTATATAGAAATGGCCGCGTATGTTGGGGATATATTATCATATTACGTAGATTATCAATTCAAGGAATCTATTTTGGTAAACGCGGAGGAAAGACAAAATATAATAGATTCGGCGAGGGCAATGGGATATAAATCCAAGGCGTCAACTCCAAGCGTAACCACATTGGATGTTTATCAATTGGTACCAGCAAAGACGGACGTTGATGGTTCGTTTGTTCCGGATTTGAATTATGCACAAATAATCAAGCCGGGAATGTCGTCTGTCAGTGACTCCGGGGTGAACTTTCTCACAAACTCTCCGGTAGATTTTACAGTAGACACGAAAAATGACCCGTTGGAAGTATCCGTATATCAACGGAACTCCGCCGGTCAACCTGAATTTTTTGTTCTAAAAAAGAGCGCAAATGCGTTTTCCGGTAAATTTGTATCTAAGCAAATATCTGTGGGTAGCCCAACTCCATTTTTCAAAACATATTTGAATGAGACCAACGTAATAGAAGTGTTCGATATGTACGATTCAGATGGAAACCGTTGGAACGAGACGGAGTATCTCGCACAAGACTTGGTTCCAATCGAATCGGAAAACATAATCAAGAATGATACGGCACTCTCGGTTTATAGAGACACCGCACCATTTCTGTTAAAATACCTCAAAACCTCCAAACGATTCGTTACGGGAGTCAACGCAGATGGCACCACGTTTATAGAATTTGGTTCCGGTACCAACATATCCGACGATGAAATAGTAATACCAAATATTTATACCGTTGGAAAAGTTTCGACGTTCAGAACAGAAGGAGTTTACTATGACCCATCGAACTTTATGTCGTCCAACGCATTTGGACAAGCTCCGGCGAATACAACTCTGACCGTAAGATATGTTGTCGGGGGAGGAATAGAGAGTAATGTAAACGCAAATTCCATAAAAAATACTACGAGTGTAGAATTTTTCGGGGACGTGACGGAGTTGCCAACGTTGGAAAGAAATCTCACCGATTTAGTTCGGCGCTCAATCAAAGTCAATAATCCAATCCCGGCGGCGGGTGGCAGAGGGGCGGAGACCAACGATGAATTGAGAAACAACGCGATAGCAAGTTGTTCGTCACAAGGCAGAGCGGTGACACAGAAAGATTATGTTGTGCGTACGTATGCCATGCCGTCCAAGTATGGAGCAATCGCCAAGGCATATGCAGTAACAGACACCCAGTTGGATATGTCAAATATACAGGCCGCTACTGCGTATGCTTCGTCATCCGGTGGAATGTCTCCGCAAAATATAAATCAATATCAACCAGAAAAAAATAACCCTTTTTCTATAAATCTATATTTACTGTGCTACGACAAGTCTCAGAGATTGATAAATTCAAACGCGGCAATACAGCAAAATTTAAAAAATTACATCAATCAATATAGAATGTTGACCGACAGCGTAAATCTTTTGGATGGGTATATTATAAATATAGGGGTGGATTTTACCATAGTGGCATATAAAAATTATAATAAGCGGGAAATTTTGGCAAATTGTATCACGTTGGTAGGAAAGTACTTCGATATAAACAATATCCAATTCTGTCAACCAATAAACTTGAGCAGGCTAGAACTGGAGATTGGCAAGGTAGACGGCGTCCAGTCTGTGTCTTCCCTGAAAGTGAAAAATTTGACCCTTCGGGACGGAGATTATTCGAAACACGAATATGATATTGATAAAGCAACGGTCGATAAAATTATATACCCGTCCATTGACCCATCGGTGTTTGAAGTTAGGTTTCCTAGTAAAGATATCGTGGGTAGAGTAAGTTGATTTATTGGTCGAGTTACCACGACCTTTAGAAAGCAAGATAAACAGCAAAGATTGCGGCGGACTTGATATTTATTTATAACGCAATGCATTACTTTTTATATCCAACCAAAGACGCTTTCATTTCAAATGACCCGGCGTACACATTAAAAAATACCGGAATTGACGAAATTCTCGAAGTAGAAAAGCGCATATCTGCGACCAGTTGTGCCAGCTCCACAACGTATTCTAGTTTAGTCGGATATACAAGCTCAAGTCTGGAGTTGCTGTCCGGCTCAATGTCGGCATCATTCGATTCCGGGTCCACCGACCCACACGTCGTGTCCAGTTCGTATATAACAGCCACCGGGGATACGTCGCTGGGATCGGTGTTATCCAGAGCTTTGTTGCAATTCAACTTGCAGGGAATATCCTCTTCAATTTCATCCGGAGAAATTACGAACCCGAAATTTTATTTGAATCTCAAAACTTGTAACGCAGTGGAGATTCCAATAGCGTATACATTGGTCGCATATCCACTAGCAGTAACTTGGAGCATGGGTACCGGGTACAAGTATGACGGACAAGCATATGCAAACGGTGTTAACTGGAAGTATCTCGATGCCGCACAGACCAGTCGGTGGTATAGTGGCTCTCTGAAAGACTGCTCCGGTGGCGGTAAATGGTGGGTATCCGCAAGTCTTATCGGATATGGTTCCGGATATGCCGAGCCTCCATTCGTAGACCCATACAATCCGTACCCAGAGTGCCCAACATCTAGTTACGTGGCACCAACAGCGTCCGTGATACAACCAGTTACGGGCGGATTTGCGTGCTACCAGACATTTGATTACGAGACGTCCGACGTTAAGATGGACGTGACTACAATAGTGAATGCTTGGTTGTCCCGGACAATTGTTAACAATGGGATAATATTGATGCACAGTGACGAATCAAGCTCCGTAGATTACGGCAGTTTGAAGTTCTTTTCCAAGGAATCCAATACAATATATTCTCCGTACATAGATGTTGCATGGGATGACAGTACGTTTGTCACCGGAAGTGATGAAGTTAGACTCAATGATACCGTGGTCAGTATAAAAAATATGACCAAAGAATACAAAAGCGGAGCTGTGCTAAGACTGGATGTTTCGGCTAGAAAACGCTACCCAACAAAAACATTCACCAACAGATTATCGGAC